CTCATGGGTGCCGGCACCGTTACGCTCGCGCCGGTCGCCAAAACCGTGAAGGACTACGTCGCGTTTGAGAACGCCATGCTGGGCATCGCTCGGCAGGTAGACGGCGCGCGCGATGCGGGCGGCAAGCTCACCCCTGTCTATTACGACATGGCCCGGCAGATCAAGCAGCTCGGCGCGGAGCTGCCAATCCCCGTGACGCAGATCGCCGAAATGGTGACCGCTGGCGCGCGCATGGAAGTCCCGCGCGAGGAGTTGATCGAGTACACCCGCACGGTGTCGATGATGGCCACCGCCTTTGACGCCGTGCCCGACGAGATTGCCGAGAGCATGGGCAAGGTTGCCAAGAACTTCCGCATCCCGACCAACGCCATCATGGGGCTGGCGGACTCCATCAACTACCTGGACGACAACGCCATCAGCAAGGGCAACGACATCATCGACGTGCTCAACCGCACGTCGGGCGTTGTCTCTACCGTTGCCATGTCGGCCCGGGATGCCGCCGCTCTCGGCTCTACGCTGCTCACCTTGGGCGAGCGTGCGGAAACCGCGGGCACGGCCATCAACGCCATCGTCCAAAAGTTCGCCGCTGCCGACAAAGGCACAAAGAAGTTCCGGTCTGCGCTCGACGAGATTGGCCTGAGTTCGGCACAGGTCCAGCGTGGCATGGCAACCGATGCGACCGGCACGCTGTTTCGTGTCATTGAAGCCGTCAAACGCCTGCCAGAGGAAAAGCGCATCGGCGTCATGGTGGAGCTGGTGGGCCTGGAGCACTCCGACACCCTCGCCAAACTGGTCGACAAGCCAGACGAGCTGCAGCGCCAGATCGGGCTGGCCAATGGCAGCCAGGCGCAAGGCTCCATGTCGCGCGAGTTCTCTGCGCGGCAAGACACCATCTCTGCGCACTGGCAGCGCCTGCAGAACCGCATCTTCAACACCAGCAGTGAAAGCGGCGGCGGGCTGCGCGCCACCATCATCGACCTGATCGACAGCACTGGCCGCCTGCTGGAGCGGTTTGACACCTTTGCAAAGAACAACCCTGGCCTCGTGTCCGGCCTGCTCAAGGCGGCGGCTGCAGCAGGCGCCCTACTGCTGGCCGCCGGCGGCCTCACGCTTTCCATGGCGGCTATGCAGGGGCCATTGGTGATCGCACGTTACGGGTTGCGCCTGCTGAACATCCGCGCGGGCGGGCTTTCGGGCGGATTCAAGCTACTCAAAGCGGGTATCGGGAAAGTCGGCACCGCCTTGAAGTGGATTGGGCGTCTTGCGCTCGCCAACCCAATACTCGCCACCATCGCGGTCATTGCCACCGCCGCGTTTCTCATCTGGGACAACTGGGAAACGCTCGGGCCAAAAATTGAAGGCCTGTGGCAAAGCATCAAGGGCACCTGCTCCTCCGCTTGGGATGGGATAAAGAACACCTGGGCCGAGTTCTGGCGCGACATGGACGCCCTTGGAAACGACGGTACCGTCAACATCAATGCAACGTTGCTGAAGTGGTCGCCAATCACGCCGATCAAGGCCGTCTTCGTTGCCGTATGGGATTACTTCGTCCCGGAGCAATTTCAGCAGTTCGGCAGCAACGTCATCCAAGGCATCGTCGACGGGCTGTTCAGCAAGTTCCCCGCGCTCAAAGACGCTGTGGGAAAAATCTCGGGGTGGTTCAAGGGTGTGTTCGGAGCCGATACAGCAGCGCTGCCGGCCGTTGCCAAAGCCACTCAGATGGAAGCTTCGCTGCCCAAGCCCGCAAAAGCCGGGGCCAGCAAGCTGGCGGCCGTTGGCACCGGCATCGCCATCGGCACAGCGCCCGCAATGGCGACGCCTGTTTCGTTCGATACCCGCCCGCCCATGACAGTGCGCAGCGCCGGCGCCGCCGCTTCACCTGCGCCCATCACCATCAACATCAATGCGCCCGCCGGCGCCGACCCGCAGGCCATCGCGCGCCTGGTGCGCGACGAGCTGCGCCAGATCGAAAACCAGCGAGCTGCCCGTCAGCGCTCGCGCCTTGCAGACAGGGACTGACCATGATGATGGCCCTGGGCCTGTTCGTGTTCAGCCTGGACACGGCGCCCTATACGGAATTCCAACGCCAGGTAGCCTGGCGCCACCCGGGCAACAGCCGCGTCGGCCGGCGGCCGTCGCATCAGTACGTTGGGCCGGATGAGGAAACCATCACGCTCTCCGGCAAGCTCTTCCCGGAGTTCACCGGCGGCGAATGGTCGCTCTCCGCGCTGGAGCTGATGGCCGACAGCGGCGACGCCTACACCCTCATCGAGGGCACCGGCCGCTACTACGGCCAGTTCGTCATCGACAGTTTGGACACCACCCGCACCTACTTCTTCCAGGACGGCGCCGCCCGCGCGTGCGACTTCACCCTCAAGCTCACCCGCGTGGACGACGGCCTGCTCTCGCACGCCGCGAGCATCGCAACCGGCCTGCTGCAATGACCGCCAAGGCCCCCGACAGCCTGTCGCCGCGCCCGGCCTACCGCATCAAGGTCGGCAAGAAAGACATCACCGGCCGCTTCCAGGGGCGGCTCATCAGCCTCACCCTCACCGACAACAGCGGTTTCGAGGCAGACCAGCTCGACATCGAGCTCGACGACAGCGACGGCAAGCTCGACCTGCCCGAGAAAGGGGTATGCCTGTCGCTCTCGCTCGGCTGGGAAGGCGCCGGCCTGGTCGACAAGGGCACGTACAAGGTGGACGAGCTGGAGCACACCGGCCCGCCGGATCGCCTCGTCATCCGCGCCCGCAGCGCCGACATGGACGGCGGCCTCACCACCCGGCGGGAAGGCTCCTACGCCGGCAAGACCGTGGCCGAAGTCGTCCAGTCCATCGCCCTGCGCAACAAGTTCACCTGGCTAGTGGGCAAGAAGCTGGCCGACCTGGTCATTGCCCACGTCGACCAGACCGGCGAGTCAGACGCCAACTTCCTCACACGCCTGGCCAACGAGTTCGACGCCATTGCCACCGTCAAGAACGGCACGCTGCTCTTCATCCCCGCCGGCGAGCCGACCAGCGGGTCGGGCCTGCCGCTGCCCACGGTCAGTATCACGCGCGCGTCGGGGGACACCCACACCTTCAGCGTTGCCGATCGGGAGAACTACAACGGCGTGAAGGCGCACTACCAGGACACGCGCGCCGGTGTGCGGGGCGAGGTGGTTATCGATGCTTCCAACGCCGTGGCCACGAAGGAGAAGCGCGCTCCCAAGGGGAAAAAGAAGAAGCAGGAGACCGTCCAGGCCAACCCGAACCCGGACAACGTGAAGGTGCTGCGGCACACGTACGCCTCACGGTCCAATGCAGAACGCGCGGCGCGGGCGGAGTGGTGGAAGCTTCAGCGCGGCGTGGCGACATTCAATATCACGCTTGCGCGTGGGCGGGCGGAGTTGTTTCCCTCGCTGCATGCGAAGGTGAGCGGGTGGAAGCCGCAGATTGATGGGACGGGCTGGTCGGTCGGCCGTGTTGTTCACAGTCTGAATGACAGTGGCTTTACAACAGCGGTGGAGTTGGAGATTAAGCCGAAAGAGTTTGACGCGTGAGAAACAAGACCGAGTCGGCCTCAGCCGACGCCGCTTGCGCATTTTGGGTATTACCAACTCGAAGCGCAGAACAGGTCGTCGAGGAGCATTGTCGAGTAATATCCCGCGAAGCTCGTTTGTAAGTGGCGTACTCGTTGCCTGCGTTAGTCTTTCGCCAGTCCGGTTTGTTAATACACAGTCCCGGGACCATCAATGCTTCGTGCACCTCATCAGAAAATGCGACTCCGCTTCTTTCATAGTTCGTGCGCCCTGTTGGCGCTCTTACTTTCGCTCTCGGTCTGCGCAGAACCGAACCCAACGCTCGCCGCCCTCGACAAACGCCAGTTCAAACAACTCGACGACAGCCTGAACGGTTTGCAGGCGCGCTTCGAGGCCGGCAAGGCAACCGAAATCGAGCTTCGTAATGCCTTCCGCCCGTTCTATAAGCTCACGCCCTCGCAGGAGACCGCGGCACGCGAATGGGTTCGTACTTCACCCAATTCGTATTCCGCGCATCTGGGGCTCGGGGTGTTTTTGCGATTCCAATCAGGGGTCGCCCGCGGCAATGAATTCATTGGCCAAACGTCGCCGGACAAGATTGCCCGTATGCGTGCGCTCCATGACGAGGCTC